TTATTGATTCAATCGGTGTCTTTCCGCATCGTAAGGCTGGCCGGTTTTAACAATGTAATAGGCGAGCTTCGCCAGTTTGCGCATGATGGCAACGATGATTACCATCTTTGGCTTACCCGCTTTTTTCAGATTATTTATTAATTTCGGAAATGCGTTAAAACGGTAAGCACAAAGGGCGGGCATATACAGCGTACTTTTTAATCGTCTGTTTCCGTATCGGCTCAATCTGCCCCGACCTCTTACGCTTGTCCCTGATTGTATGATGGCGGGACTTAATCCGGCATAGGATACAAACTGGTTTGCGGTTTTAAAATGTTTTTCTGTCAGTTGCGCATAAAGAACTGATGCGGTGTCTTTGCCTATGCTCGGGATGGTTTGAAGATTGCGGTAATGGTTATTGTCCGTTTGTTTTTTGATTTGTTCGGATATGGCTATTTTTACCTGTTCCATCTTGTCCTGTATGGTATCTATCAAGTCTTGATGTATGTTCCTTATGAAGTCTTCTTCAGTGCTATGAAGACGGTTTTTAATTTGCTTCTGATGTTGCTGTAATTGATTTTTAAGGTTAATCAGTTTTTGCAGTGCTTTGTTTTTGGGTATCTGATACGGTATCAATGTATCTTGATGCCTTTTTATGTAATCTGCTATCAGGTTTGAATCTGCTTTGTCGGTTTTGGTACGGTTAAACCTGCTTTTCCCGTAGTCCTTGATTTTTAAGGGATTGATAACGTAAACGGTATAGTAGGAAGAAAGCATATCTGCTGCCTTTTCGTAATAGATGCCTGTTGCCTCCATGCCGATATAGGCTTTTCTGATTCTGTTTCCCTTTATCCACAATCTAAACTGTTTTAATCCATCATCATTATTCTTAAATTTAATGTAATGGATACTTCCGTTTGTTTTATGCAATGTTGCGTCTATGGTATCCTTTGAGATGTCCAGCCCGATTATATTCATTGGTATTTTCCTTATTTATACAGCCTTGATACGGCTAGGATGATATTCAATTTTGAGGATGGATAAAGGCAGCCGGCATTTCTACGCGTCTGTTTTAATACATTGCGGGATTTGCTGCCTGACTGCCTTAGCCCTTGCTTTGCGCGAAACAAAGACCCGTAAGCCGTCTATATTCAAACGGTTTACGGGTCTTTTTTCTCTCTTGCCGTTTTCTTCAGTTTGCCGATCCGACCACGCCCCCGCCGATTCCTTCAAACGGTTTTCCGCGCTCCTGCCAATTATCATACATAAGATTTTGCCACGGCTTTCCGCCCAACGTGGCAACTTGCGGTCTGTCCGAATGGTGCTGCTCACTTTGCTGGACATCCCGCCCTTGGCTTTCTTCTTTATATGGGTTAAACGGCAATCCGTTTCTTGCGTAATCCTTGCACATTTCCTTTGTAATTTCTTTCAATGCCGTCCCTTGATGCGAATAGCATGTGCATCCGGTTCTTCCGCCTTCTACACAGCCTGCTATATATTCAAAGGTTCTTACCTGCCTTACACCGTTATAAATCGGCTTGCTTTCGGGTTTTTCGGACAATGTCGGAACAAACATATCTGCGGTAAGGTTACCGTTGTTTACCGGCTCGCCTTCTGTTTTATCCTGAAATACTGCCTGATGTTCTGTTGCCGCCGATTCTTGTGCTGCGGGTTCTTCCTGTTTTTTTCCATAACTACTTAACATTTTATAGGACAGGCCGACAAAAACGGGAATCAGCAATATTATTACTGGCAGAGTATAAAACCATTTTGACCGCTTGACCTTATTTACGGTATGAACTTCCGCTGATTCGTACAAGTCATAAACTTTTTTATCCAGTGTATAGATACTGGAGAATGCGCTTGATGCCATTTTTACGGGATCGTCCGCGCATATTTTCCATTCTAAAAGCGTACGCATACCCATCTTGTTTGAAGCGATGTGGTAATGTTTCCGTACAAGCGTTCTAAGATTTTGATCTAGAAGCTTAGAGCCTTGAGTCAAAACAAATATATCAATGCCCTGATGTCTGTGCGTATTCAGCCATTGGACATTTTCAGGGATTTTTGAACCTGCCGAGCGTGCCGGCCATACGTCTTGAGCTTCATCTACAATGACAATAGACCCGATATTTTCGGGCTTCTTTATCCATTCGTACATATCATGCGCCGAAAGCTGCTCATCTGTCGATTTCGGCAGCTTTTTCGCGTCCGTTTCTATGTAGGTGTGCGGTATCTTCAAGCCTTTGATGTTCGTAAATACTTTACGGCGTATGCCGTTTTCATCCGGCTTAAACATTTCATCGTTTGCCATCATGGAAACCATTTTTAATGTTTTCCCTGAACCGGGCGTGCCGGTTATCAAACAGATCTCTGCCATTTATTTTTTCTTCCCGATTGAGGTTGCTAGTTTTGTCATTTGTTTGAATGACAGAATAAAGGCGATCGCGCCGAAAAGAATGTTTAGAACAGTACCACCGCCGCTTATATAGAAAAGCTGTAACATTGCTTGAGGTGCGCCCGTTATGCTATGGGTTATCGCCTGTTGAAAATGGGCTACCAATCTATCCACCCCCGAATAGGTCACGGCCATCAATCCCAATGCAGTCAATATACGGCCTACGACGCTCATCAAGAGCGGAATCAATGCGGCCAACAATTTCATTTGCTATCCCTTTCTTAAAAGGCACGGTTGCCTCATTAAAAAAATGTTTCTTAATCTGAAAGATTTTGCGGGGACTAGCCCCCACACCCCCAGTCTCACTTGCGACGCTGCGGGGGCAGGGGGACGGCGCAAAAAGCGCGCGCCTTACCACCTGCCCTTGCAGCAGAGTGTGTTCTTTTGGCGGGGCGGCAAGGGGTATCCAAAAAGATTTATAAAGACGATAAAGCCGTCTTTACAAATCTTTCTGGACGTCCTCCCCCTGCCTTGGCACAAGTTACTGAAGCCCGGCGGTGCTGCGCCTGCTAGACTTCACGGGATACTGTGCGGATACAAAAAAATGCGGCAACCGCCCAAGCAAGGGCGAGAAGCATGTACCTTAGCCGTTCGGCTATGGTACATGCGTTCTCAAAGCTGAACGCGAACTGCTTGCTTGAATCAAGCACGGTTATAGTGAACGTAACGGGGGCGGGACACTGTGCGGAATCTTGAAAGATTCCGGATTTCTTAAACTCTACATTGACGGTTTCAGACGGCAGATTTAAATCTTCTGCCGGATTGGGCTCGGGCAGCCTGTCGCAAGCTAGAATGTCGGGGAAGAATTTGCACAAAAGCCCGCCATCTTTGCCGTCCCTGCCGTTTGGGCGGTCCGGAACGGCCGGGGAATCGGGGCTTGTTCCGGGCTGTCCGTCCGTATCGGGATTTGCATCGGGATTCAAATCGGGGTCGGGTTCGGGATTGGGACGCGTGCCGGGGTTCTCATTGGGGGCCGGGTTGTTTGCGGGGTTTTCGGCGGGCGATACTTCGGGCAGCGGCTGTGCGTTCGGTGCTTCCGCGCTTCCGGGTGTGAGGTCGGGACGCGGGATTACTTGAACATCCACTGTGGTGTTGCCTTGCGAATCCCTGCCGAATGTTGCGACAACCTGAACGGGATTCCCGTTCCTGTCCGTGACGGGTCCCATATTCACTTTTGTTCCGGGTGCGACTTCTACTTTTTCGGAATAACCGGGATATCCGGTTGCCTTTATGTATTTGTCGGGATTGGCATCGACTTTCAACGATAAAATCTCTTCCAGCTTTTTGGCATCCATTTCTTCTTTGTATTTTGAATTTCCTTGAAGTGAGAAACTGATAAAAGTTCTACCATCATCACCTTTAGCAACTAAACAATCTCCGCCGTTCAATCCGAAATAACAACGTTTAAAATTGTAGTTTTTAAAATAATACATATCAGGACGATTCCTTAACTTTTCCCAATACGGACGGGCAAGCCTTTCCATTTGGCTTTCCATCAATTCTTTGACTTCGGGGAATCTGCTGTAATCGGACATAAGGCGCATAATCGAACTGTCAACGCCGTAGCAGCCATAGGTTCTATTAATACGTCTTTCGTCTTCGTACCAAAGGCAATTACTATATTCGTAGCCTTTTACAAATTTGTCGGTTTCGGGGTCGTATTGGTAGCCTTGTGCCTGTATGTCTTCTTTGAAAGTTTCGTATACGTCGTGGGCTAAAAGGGCTGTTCCGACATAGGGAACCGCCCTTGTGCTGAATTTCGCGCCTAAGCGGGCAAGTTTGCCGACTCCTGCCAAGACTCCGGCGCGGGAAACTGATGAAGATACAACCGAACTAACTTTACCCGTACTTGATGCTCCAGTAGATACATGCCTAACTTTTAAATCTTGAGCTTCTGAAGTTAAATATCTTCCCGATTCTCTATCAAATACACCTTTCCAAATTCTTCTTCTTTTGTCATCTGAACCTCGAATACCTAAATATCTGCCATCATCATAAACTTCAACCCTATCAAATTTACCCGGAACATTTACTGATGCCAATGCAAATTTAGGTACAAAAAAACTAAAGCATAGGATAATCTTTAAAAAATTTCGCCCTAGGATAAGAAACATAACATTTTGCTTCATCTAATTTAATTAATAATGTAGAAGAATCAGGGAATTGAATTTCTATAAAATCTCTATCATAACGATGAAAGAAATTCCTAAAAATATCAAATGAAAACGAAGTTTTAAAAACCCCTTTTCTAATCAATTCCCTATAATAAATTAACGCTTGTGGTAAATCTCTATAAATATGTGAATCAGTTTGAAATTTAACTAAATGATATTCAGAAATAAACATAATTCGGACCTTTTAAAACACTCTAAAAAGCCGATTCTACCAACCGTTACCAAAACAGCCAAGCAACAGACAAAGCCAAGAAGAAACCGAGAAGAAACCAAAAATCAATAATCATCAATCAGTACCAACCTTGCCCATGTCTTTTAAGAAATTAATCAGAAGCCTGAAACCGAAAATGACTACGAACAGAATTAGAACCGTCGAACCGACATAAGAACCTTGCTTTATCTGCTCAAAATTGGAACATTCCGGATAAGACAACGTAACCGGCTTTCCGTTCAAAATCCATTTATCGCCCACCCTTTCCGGCCTGATGATTTTTCCTTCTTCTGTAACAGTAGGAGGAAGAGACGACAATAAATAGTCGTCTGCCTGCAATCTTGTATCAAAACAGTTCATGCCGACACGATAACCCATTCACGCGCCCCTCTTTCTTCACTGCCGTTATTTGACAGATTTAATCATGCTCCAAGCCATTTTGAAGCCTTGGATTGCCAAAATGACGGTAATGGCCGCCATACCCACGGCGGAAACCATCGCAACGAAACCCATGATTACATTCGCCACTTGCGTACCAATCGCGGCTGCATCAAAGCCATCTGCCATAACAATAGCCGGTGTGAAGATACCAGCTGCCAACAATGCTTTTACAGCATATTTTTTAACGATGTTCATCGTTTTTTTCCTTTTTTTGATATTTAAAATAAAACGACTTCTTGACTTGCTTCATCCGGACGAAGTCTTTTCCGAATCTCGTTTTTAGCCGATAAAATAGAGGATTGCGAAAAGAAAAAGAAACATACAGACCACCCAGCCGATAATTAGTGTTGCAAGGTTCATTTTCATGATATTTTTCCTTTGTTGCGGGCTTTGTGAAAGGTTAACAGACCGCCCGCCGAGCCTGTTTTTCTTTTATTCCGATTTTACGAAGAACTGAAATATCTGGAATCCTCCGCCCATTTCATTTATGCCTGAATTCAACGCATCTTCGTAACTTTCAAATTGACCTGCTGATTTAATATTTTGAGTAAACCCCACATCACCGAACGGATCGGGATAAATAAAGTCATGCGTTTCTAAATCTTGAACTATGAAACGTTCTTCAAATTTCATAAATCAACCTTTCGGCTTTTCCGCCACCTGAAAATCAATTAATGACGGAACCATGCCTTTACCTGTCGAAGTCATTTCAACCATTACCATAACTTCGCACGGATATTTGAGATTCTCTAACCTTGAGAAATTCTTACTATCCCCGAACTTCATTTGTGCTGCCGTAAATCCAACAGCATTACCCGACTGTGCCGGTAAAGGTGTTGCAACCAATACGGAACAAGTGTCAATGTTAGAGCCATCAATTTCACCTTTGAATTTTTTGGCTCCCAAAAAAGTTGCAGGATAAGTTACAGTTTGAGTTTGATTAAACATTTTGATTTCCTTTAAAAATAATCATAATCTACATTTTGATGATAAACTTTACTTAAATATTCCTGATATTTCCTTTCTTTCTCGACATCATAATCAGGACTAAAAAGCCTTTTTTCCCTATCGAATTTGTCAGAATTTTTAAAAGCAATAACCCCCAATTCATCAAGTTCAATTTCCAAATCAATATCCGGCTGTTCATGAATAAAACCGTGTTTCAAACCGTCCCTTAACATTTCCAGAGCATATTTTTCAGGTTCTAATCCTTTGGGAAATCCCGAATCTGCCTTTAAAGATTCCACAATTTCGCTATTATCAAAACCCATTTCAATCATGAAATTGACCAGTTTTCCAACCGCGTTTTTCGCGTAATGCAATTTATGCTCGAAAGTTAAATTAAGCGTTTTCTTTCTCTGATCAAACCTTTCGGGAACCGGCATATTTTTAAATTTTCTACAAATTGGAAAAGCTCCACAGAAATACGAACCCTGATTTATTAAAATATCCAAGGGTATTTCTATATCTCCATAATTAAACTGGATCTCGAACCTTACCCATTTGCTTTCTTTATCTCCAAGCTGCCTGCCTTTCTCATAAACACGAACAAAACGAGAATTTTTCTTGCGACCTACATAAAATGTCTTGCCGCTCCCGTCCTCATTCCGCCAAGCCGTACCGATCGTTTCAGATTTCGGCCTTTGATTGCTGTTATCAAAAAAACCATTATCGTGATCTAACAACGCCTGATCCGGCGTGTACTCTCCATCAAAAAAATCAAGTGCTAGGTCAATTCGCGTTATTCTTGTCCTTATCGAATCATCGAGAAACTGCTTTAGCCTCAACTCCCAACCCGGACTTGCAACGCTGCAACCAGTACCTTTCAACTCAACTAAAACAGTATTGCGCTGACCTCCGAAATGCACCTCTCCATAATCAACATCATCCGAACCTAACCTATACATGGATTCATAGAATTTGTTGCCCCTTGATTTGCATTTGCGCGTTATGCCAAAACCTAGAATTTCTTCCAGCTTTCTGCTTAATACATACATGTATTCAGCATCAGAAAATAAAGGGCAACCGGAAACTTTCAGTAAAGTATCTTCATGGAATGTGAATGAAATCCAATCAACAAAAACCCCGTCTTGCTTACCTCTTCGCTGCGGAATTTCTAAAAGCTTCCCTTTTCCGTCCGATATAAAGTGTGAGAAATATTCAACTTCACTCATTCGTTCACTACTCTTGGAATTGGTTTTTAATTTCGCTCCCCCCCTGTTAGTCAAGGGGGGGGGGCTTTCAGCCGTTTCCCGTCTTCCGCGCTAAAGCGCGTACGACGGTCAACGACCGAAAGCCAAATCCTGACAAACTTTTAAAGATCAACAAAAAAGACCACAACCATCCGTTGTGATAATCACTGGAAAATTCGAACCAACCGAATCTATATAATCGAACGCCTGATAAAGCTTTGAAAAATTCTCTTGATTAATGAGTTTATGCGGTTCGCCATGTCTGAACTGATAAAAACACAAAACACAAGAATCTGATTTTTTAAATATTCTCCAATAAGAACAGGAAAATATTACATTTACTGCTGACATAAAAAAGCCCCTTTCACTTGGCTGTCAAAGGGGAATGTTAAGAAAATTAATGCGCCCCTTTGATAGAGCGCATCATATAAGGCGGGAATCTAGAACCTCTGAATTTTCAGACAACCTTTGAATATTGCCGCCGTCCCGCGTTCTGGATTCCCGCCTGCGCGGGAATGACGATTTATAAGTTCCCGAAACGCCCGAAAAAACCGAAATCCGACAGGCAGGATTTTCGCTTTCGTGGGGATGACGGGATTTTTGTAACCGTAGCAACTGCTTTTGCGGTAATGACGGGATTTTAAGTTACGGTAAGTTATCGGAAAGACAGAAACTTCTCCGCCGTCATTCCCGCGAAGGCGGGAATCTGAACACGTCCGTAGGGAAACCTATATCCCGTCATTCCCATGAAAGTGGGAATCCAGGATGCAGGGGAAATCGTTTTATCCGATAAGTTTCCGCCCCGAAAGGTCTGGATTCCCGCCTGCGCGGGAATGACGGGATTTTTGTAACCGCAGGGTGGGCTTCAGCCTGCCAATCAACAACCGAAAATGAAGAAAAACGGTGGGCTGAAGCCCACCCTACGCAATTGCTTTTGCGGAGATGACGGGGTTTTAGGGTGAAGATGGTGGGAGTTGGTGGGAGTTGGTGGGCTGAAGCCCACCCTACGCAACTATCCTACGCAACTACTACGCAACTACTACGCAACTACTACGCAATTGCCGCCGCCTTGCGGTACAGCTCGAACAGGAAGGCGACGCGTTCTGCCTCGTCGTCGGTATTTTTGCCTGTTTTGTAGCCGTAGGCTTTATCGACTGCCTTGTCGAGGGTGGCGTGGGCTTTGTCGAGGGCGGTATAGCCTGCGTCGGGCGCATAGAGTTCGGCGAGGGTCGGCTCGGGCAAACCGGCTTCCTGCGCTTCTCGGCGGTATTGTCCGCGCGCGTCGAGGACGGTTTGGGCGGCGGCTTCGACGGCGGCGCGGAGCGGGTCGGGGCGGTCGTTTTCAGACGGCAACCGGCAGCTTTCGGGGAAGGGGAAGTTGTTGTACACGACGGTATTAGAGTAGCGATAATCGCTTTTCAGACGACCTGCAACGGTACGCATAAAGGCGTTGTGCATGGTGGAGCTGAGGATGCCGAAGTGGTAGAGGGTGGCGTTTGGAAGGATAAATGCCAGATTGCTGACAACTGTTTCAAACGACAGATAACCGATGGGGATGAAACGGCGGCTTTCAGACGACACGCTCGGAATAATCAGATAATTGCCGTCTGAAGGCTGGCGGATTTTTTGAAAAAGCCACGGGGTTGCTGCATCTTTTTGAGTTTGTTTGTCGCTGCTGGCTTCGCGCATGGTTTTGACCGCCTGAATACGGGCTTGAACTTGGGGCATTTGTTTCAGGTCGTGGTTGCGTTTGACATCGGATACGCCGTGAAACCACAGGCACCAACGGGTTTTGCCGTTGAGAAACTCATCCGCGCCGATAAAGGGGCGGATGTATTGCTCCGCCAAGGGTTCGGCGGCAATCAGGGCATCTTTTTCGGCGGTTGAAAGGATAAGGTTGCCGCCTTCGGTCGGTTTGCTTCCGTTGACCATATCAGGTTCGCAATGTATGGGACGGCTGCGCTTGGCGATAATCAAATCGGGCGCATCGATCAGATAAGGATTGATGTTGGCTACGGCGTGTTTTTCGGGTTCGCCTTTGATGTCGGGATAGTCGTAGAGGGTTTTTTCAGACGGCATTGGCGGCTTTTGGCGGAAGCCGACGATGATGCAGTGGACGGCGGCTTTGCCTGCGGCTTGGCTCGTCCATTGGAAGGTGCGGTGGGCAAAGTGGATTTCGATGCCTTGGTTTAAAAGGCTGCCCCAGAGGATTTCGACCTGCTGGCCTTGGCAGATGGAATTGGTGGAAACAAATGCCGTCTGAACTTGGGGATGCTGCGCCATGATGCCTGCGGCTTTGACGTACCAGTTGCAGACGTAATCCAACAGGCCGTAGCCTTTGATATGGCCGCAGATGCTTTCGAGGTCGTTTTTCTGCTCTTTGGTTTGGTAGGTCGAGCCGATAAAGGGGGGATTGCCGAAGATGTAGTCCGCCGCCTGCCAAGGTGTGCGGAGGCTGTTGGCGTGGATGATTTCGGCGGCGTCTTCGAGCGGCAGCGTATGGCAGGCGACTTCGCCGTCGAAGCGGATTTGTGTGCGGATGTTGCATTGGTGGTTTTTGAGCCACATGGCGGTGCGGGCGATGAGGACGGCAAATTCGTCTATTTCGATGCCGTGAAACTGTTTCAGACGGCATTGGACGGACGGGCTGTCGAACAGGCCGTCTGCTTTGTCTTTGAGGGCTTCGGCGATGATGTCGTCTTCAAGGGCGCGGATGCGGTCGTAGGCGACGATAAGGAAGTTGCCGCAGCCGCAGGCAGGGTCGAGGAATTGCAGGTTTTGGATTTTTTGGTAGAAGGCGGCGAGTTTTTTGGCTTTGTCGCGTTTGAGGGCTTTGACGGCTTCAAATTCGGCACGCAGGTTTTCTAAAAAAAGGCCGTTGATGACTTTGTCGATATTGGCGGCTTCGGTGTAGTGCGCGCCCGCTTCGCGCCGCTCTTGCGCGTCCATGACGGATTGGAAGAGCGTGCCGAAGATTTCTGGACTGATGTTGCGCCAGTCGAAATTGCCGCAGTCGATTAAGGCGCGGTGCTGCTTGGCAGTGAAGTCGAAAGTGCGCAGGCGTTCTTTGAAAAGACCGCCGTTGACGTATTCGAAACCTTTAAATTTTTCGCTTTGGGTCTTGCTGCGCTTTTGGTCGGGTGTGTTGAGAAATTCAAAGAGTTGATTGAGCTTGTCGCCGAGCGTGTCGGCTTCTTTGCAGTTTTCTAAAAAGTCTTGGAAAAGGTAGTTGCGCCGGAAAACGGCGCTGTCGTCGGCAAAAAAGAGGAAAAGCAGGCGCGTGATGAAGAGGCGCAGCTCGTGTTCTTCGTAAATGCCTTCTTCTTTGAGCGCGTCGTGCAGCCTGCCGATGGTCGCCGCCGCTTGAATGTTGGCTTCTTCTTGAATTTGGCGGACTTTGGCTTCGATGCCGAACATGAAGTCGAAAACGCCGCGCGTGATGTATTCAGGCAATTCTTCCAA